AACATTAGCGCAAAAATGCGTGAAGGTTGGGAATTGGTTCGTAAGGACGAATACCCCGATTTTGAGGCCCCGGTAGTTGAATCAGGTAAATATGAAGGTGTGTTTGGAGTGGGTGGATTAATGCTCGCTCGCATCCCTGTTGAAACAATTGCTGAAAGAACGGAATACTTTAATAAACGTAATACCGATCAGATGCAGGCCGTAGATCAGGATATGATGCGGGAGAACGCGCACTCAACCATGACGATCAGTAACCCTGACCGTCAATCCCGTGTAACTTTTGGTGGTCCAAAAAAATAGTTAGGACTACCTTCCCACTAAGGAGAAAGATAAATGGCTAATACAGATACATCTTATGGCCTTCGACCAATCTCCAGACAAGGCAGTAGTGTTTCGTCTGGCGGAATGACCGAGTATCGTATTGCTTCTGACAACTCAAACCCTATTTTCCACGGCATGGCGGTTATTCCGTTGGCTGCGGGCGTTATTGACGATCTACAAGCTGCGGCTGGTGGTAACGTTTCTATCGTGGGTGTATTTGGCGGATGCGAATACGTTTCATCAACAACAGGTGAGACAGTGTTTTCAAACTACTGGCCGGGCTCCGGCGCAGATAGTGATCACCCTGTTAAAGCCTTTGTGTACGACGACCCAAATCAACTATTCCAGATAGCTACTTCTAATGTAGTCGCTGCTGCGAATACTGAAGCGGAAGTTCGTGCGGCTGTGTTTGCGAACATTGCGTTTGCAACAGGCAACAGTGGTTCTACTTCCACTGGTTTATCTTCTGCAACAGCAGATTTAAACACTATCGCAACTACCAACACTTTGGCGTTAAGAATTATGGGCGTACAAGACGATCCCGCTAATTCCGACTTCACTGCCGCTGGTATCCCATTAATCGTTCGTATAAACAACCACTTCAATGCTCCTACGGGTTCTATTGCGGCTGGCACTGTTTCTACAACTGGCGTATAAGGAGCTTTAAACTATGGCTATTTCTCGCGCACAACTAGCTAAAGAGCTAGAACCGGGCCTTAACGCATTGTTTGGGCTTGAGTATGATCGTTACGAAAACGAGCATGGTGAAATCTTTGATGAAGAAAGTTCAGACAGAGCTTTTGAAGAAGAGGTTATGCTCGGAGGTTTTGCAAGCGCACCAATTAAGAGTGAAGGCGGAGCCATCACTTTTGATGATGCACAAGAAACTTACACAGCACGTTATACTCACGAAACTATCGCACTAGCGTTTTCTATCACAGAAGAAGCTATTGAAGATAATCTGTATGATCGTTTGGCGTCTCGTTACACCAAAGCCTTGGCTCGCTCTATGGCGCAGACAAAGCAGATCAAAGCAGCAGCTATCTTGAACAACGCGTTTAGCACAGGTGTTAATGCAATCGGTGACGGTGCAGCACTTTGTTCTGCCGCGCATCCAAGTTTATCTGGCAATCAGACAAATCTTCTTGCTACAGCGGCTGATCTTAATGAGACTTCGCTAGAGCAAATGTTGATTGACGTTGCTGGTCTAACTGACGAGCGTGGTCTAAAGATTGCGGTACGTGGTATGAAGTTGGTAATTCCAAAAGAACTGCAATTTATTGCAGAGCGGGTTATGAACTCCAATTTGCGATCCGGAACTGCGGATAACGACAACAACGCAATGAAGAACATGGGCATGTTGCCAGATGGGGCAGTGGTAAACCACTTCTTGACTGACACAGACGCGTTCTTTGTTAAGACTGACGCCCCTAACGGCTTCAAGTTCTTTAACCGTTCACCAATCAAGACCGCTATGGAAGGCGATTTTGACACAGGTAACATGCGGTTCAAGGCACGTGAGCGTTATTCCTTTGGCGTATCAGACTGGCGTTCTGTCTTTGGAACTCCCGGCGCAGCTTAAACTGCACTTAATATTTACAGCAAGGGGCGGCTTCGGTTGCCCCTTTCTTTTTGTTCTGTATTATGTATAATACAACTATCCCTGACAGTCGCATCATGTGGCTGACATTTGCCAAGACAGGAGTATATCATGGCTAATACAACTTTTAACGGTCCCGTCCGTTCAGAAAACGGCTTCCAAGTTGTTTCTAAAAATGCAACAACTGGTGCTTTTACAACGGTAGCTAATACAGCCTCAACAGGCATTGTAACAAATAAATATGTGAAGCATGTTGGCTTTGCTACTGGCGTTACGGTAAACACAACAGCGGGTGATAGCCCTGCAATTGGTGAGTTTACACAGCCAGCAAACACAATCATCACTGACATTAAAATATTTTGTGACACATCTCCTGTTATTGGAACAGGTGATATTGGTTACGAAGTTGGCACGTCTTCCTCTGGTGCGCAGATTGTTGCGGCTCAGACTGATGAGATTTTAGACGGCGGTACAACTGTTGTTGAGCATAACGTAACGGTAACTGCATTAGTTCTTCAGACACAGGATGGCACAACAGCGCCAGCCTCTGTTCAGTATACAGACACCGAAAGAACTATTTACTGCAACATTACAAATACCGTTGATGCTACAACAGCAGGATCGTTTACATTCATCATTGAGTACGTTCAAATTGCGTAATTAATCGGGTGGGGTTAACGCCCCACCTTTTATTATAGGAGATTAATATGGCGGATGCTGTAACCTCACAGACGCTGATCGACGGCGGTAAACAGGTCGTTATGAAGTTCACTAACGTTTCCGACGGGACTGGAGAGTCTGCCGTCACAAAGGTTGATGTTTCTGCCTTGGAATCCAGTGTGGACGGTGACGCTTGTACTGGTGTTGTGATTGAGCGTATCTGGTGGCAATGTATTGGCATGAAGGTTCAAATCTTGTGGGATGCAACTACAGACGCATTTTGCATTGAGCTTGGCGAAAACCAAAGTGGTTCCCATGACTACACTATTTTTGGTGGTTTAACCAACAACGCAGGAAGTGGCAAAACTGGAGATATTCAATTTACAACCGTAGGTCATACAAGCGCAGACACTTATACAATTATTTTGTATATGCGTAAAAAGTATGACTGAGTTTAAGAAAAAAGCTAGTCAATGGCCACTACGAAAGACGTAAAAAGGACGCCCTCTGGGCGGTTAGTGTACAGAGGAGAAACTTTTGGCGGATACAACAAGCCAAAAAGGACGCCCGGCAAGGCGAAAAAAAGCGCGGTCCTTGCAAAAAAAGGTAGTCAAGTTAAACTTGTCCGGTTCGGGGACTCCAAAATGTCCATCAAAAAAGACCAGCCCGCCAGACGAAAAAGTTTCCGGGCTCGTCACAACTGTGACACGGCAAAAGACAAATTTAGCGCCAGATACTGGTCCTGTAAAGCATGGTAAAGAAGATATGAAAATACTAGAACTTCTGGCTAAATTAGAAAAACACGAGGCTGAGTGTAACTTACGTTATCAACAGATCGAAGAAAAACTTTCTGATCATAAAAACTCTTTGAAAGCTTTTGATTTAAAACTTTGGGGACTCGCTGTTTTAATTTTAATAGCACCTTTTGTTGGAAAGTTATTAGGATAGTATAATGTCTTATTCTCGCAAATCCAAAAAAGCATCTCCAAAAAGCAAGGGCAGCAAAATATGTCCTTCTGGAAAAGCTTGGGCTAAACGCACTTTTGACACATATCCTTCAGCATATGCAAACATGGCGGCTTCTAAATACTGTAAAGACCCTAATTATGCTAAGAAAAGTAAAAGAAAGAAGAGCTAAATGGGTGAGCTAAAGAAATGGCGGGATCAAAATTGGGTTAGAATTGGAGCTGACGGCTCTATAAAAGGCCCTTGTGGCACGTCTAAAGACAAAAAGAACCCTGATAGATGCTTGCCAGAAAGTAAAGCTCGCTCTCTTACTAAGGCTCAACGCAAAGCTACGGCTGCAAAAAAGAAACGTGCAGGCTCAAAAGGTCAACAAGTAGTAAAGAACACTAAGGCAGCAACTGTTACAAATATGGCTAGAGGCGGTGAACCCTCTATAACCAAGGCAAAAAGACCTTTTCGGGGCAAGACCCCACCCGGAACTGTGGTAGCTAGGGGTTGTGGTGTAGTTTTAAGTAGTAAACGTAAAAAAACGAAAGGATCAGTATCGTGAAAAAGAAGATGAAAAGCAAAGGTTACCGCAGCGGTGGCAAGGTTAAGAAAATGTCTAAAGGCGGAGCCGCTGGTGGTAAAAAAGTCATGCGTATGTCCAAAGGTGGGCGAGCAGGTGGTGCCCCTAAAAAGACTCTTGCTGCGGCAAGAGCCTCACTTCCCGCTGGATATAAGATAGTTAAAAAATAAAACATGGCTTATTTGCATAGCAATATTCCTTACTTCAAAGCATGGGTTCGTCGCGAATATACTCATAACCATGAGGCGTATCACGGCGAATTTCTTCATGCTATGGTTATTGGTGTAACAACAATACCAAACCGATCTTTAAGTTTTCAAGTAATTTTTACTGGAAGTGAGGCAGAAGGAGAGAAAGAGGACACCGTACACGGTGGAGCTATGTGGGCTCGTATGCCAATAACTGCACTTGTTGCAGACATTCCTTTAGAAGAATGGCCAGAACCAATGGAAACATATGATGCACAACCTTGGGATTGTGCTTCTCATTATAACTCTGTTTATGTTATGGATAGGACCACTCCATGTCCTTGGATGGCTAAAATAGATTGTAAAATGCACCCGGCAAAGTATTTATTTACTGTAGATTACACTGAGAGTGAAATTGCTGATGATCCGGCACAACACAAACAAAATCACGTTCTTCAACTGTTAGATGCAGGAGAATGGACGGGCAATATTGTTGCGTTACCTAATAACCGTGTGCGCGTAACACATCCTGCATGGTTTCAAACAGGAGAAGGCGCTCCAGATTTCAAACCTTCTCAGCATATACATTATTCAAAATCTGAGTTAGACTACACACTAGATGTTAACAAGGTTTTTGATAACCTTTACAACGAGGAATAAAATGGCTGTTTCAAGTAGCAAAGATTTTGAACTAGATGTAGCTGAATACGTTGAAGAAGCTTTTGAACGTTGCGGTTTAGAAGTTCGTACTGGTTATGACTTAAAATCAGCAAAACGTTCTCTTAATCTTTTGTTAGCAGAGTGGGCTAATCGTGGCCTAAACCAATGGACCATAAAACAACGAACTCTTACAACAGTTCAGGCAGACGGCAACTATGACTTAGGGGCGGACGTTATAGATATTTTGTCTGTTGTTGTTCAACGGGACGGAACTGATTACTCGCTAACCCGGTTAAGTAGAGATGGTTATTTAACGATACCTAATAAAACAACGCAGGGAAGGGTTAACCAGTTTTTCTTAGACAGGCAACTTACCCCCGTTTTAAACGTTTGGCCTGTTCCAGATAATTCTACAGATGTAATATACTACAATGCTTTGACACGAATGGACGACGCTGACATATACACTAATACTATGGACCTTCCTTTTAGGTTTTATCCCTGTTTAGCTGCGGGTTTAGCTTACTATATTGCTTTAAAAAGAGCCCCAAACCGCGTTCAAATGCTCAAAGCAATGTACGAAGAAGAATTTGATCGTGCTGCTACAGAAGATCGTGATAGGTCCTCTTTCAATGTTGTTCCAAACTATCAATATTATAGGACAAACTAATGGCAAAGTTTGCATCTGGAAAAAATTCTTACGCTATCTCTGACCGATCTGGTTTTCGGTATCGGTATAAGGATATGCGGAAAGAATGGAACGGTCTTCTTGTTGGTCCAGATGAGTTTGAGCCTAAACAACCACAACTAGGTCCTTTTAGAAAAGTTAATGACCCGGAATCTCTTCAAGACGCAAGACCCGACAGAGTTGAACCTTTTGACGTTTATATTGGGCTTCCTTTAGTAGAAGCTCCTAGCCTAACACCTGTTCCCAGAGGAACCACTGGTTTAGGAGAAGTGACGGTGACCATAACATGAGCTTTACATATTCAGAATTAAAACAAGCAATACAGGATTACGCGGACAATACGGAAACTTCTTTTGTAAATAACTTACCTGTATTTATAAAACAGGCGGAAGAACGCATTTTAAAAAGTGTTCAATTAAGTCTTTTTAGAAAAAATGTTTCGGGAGTAATGTCTAGTTCAAATAAGTTTTTAGCTTGTCCAACTGATTTTTTAGCACCTTTTTCTTTAGCTTTCGTAGATTCAAGCAGTAATTATGTGTTTTTAGATTTTAAAGAAAATGATTTTATTCAATCTTTTAACCCAAACCCTGCAACTACGGGAAGCCCGCGTTTCTATGGTGTTTTTGACATAGATAATTTTATTATAGGCCCTACACCAAATTCAGGTTACAATGTTGAACTTCATTATTATTACAGACCAGCAAGTTTAACAAGTTTGGCAAGTAGCGGCACAACATGGCTAAGTGAAAACGCTTCTATTGCTATGTTGTATGGCAGTTTGGTCGAAGGTTATACCTATATGAAGGGTGATGCAGACATGATGGCTTTGTACGAAAAGAGGTTTATGGAGTCAATTATGGGCTTAAAAGGTCTTGGAGAATCAAAAGAGGTGACGGACGAGTACCGCACTGGAGTAGTAAGGAGACCTAAACAATGAGTCTTCCAGCCTTAGATATGAGTCTTTCAGAAAGTTTTTCTGTAAAAGTACATACTTCCGAGGGGCGTGGTTTTACCCCAGAAGAAATTGCTGAACGTTGCGCGGATAAAATAATTTCTGTTTCAAACAACGCGCATCCTGCAATACAAGAGCAGGCCCGTGCTTTTAAAGCTCAAATAGTTAAGTTAATAGAGTTTTATTTGACGGAAGCTGTTAAAAATGACAGAACTACTGTATATAATGCATTAACCGACGCAGGACACCCAGAGCTTGCATCACTCATAAGGAGATTGTGACATGGCCTTTTCAGGTAACTTCATGTGTACGAGCTTTAAGAAAGAGCTTCTTGAGGCCAAGCACAATTTTTTAAACAGCGGAGGAAGCACTTTTCAGCTTGCTTTGTACACGAATAGTGCGTCTTTTACCGCAGCTACCACTGCTTACACTACAAGTAATGAGATTAGTAACACTGCTGGTAGTGCATACTCCGCCAAGGGTAATACTTTGACGCGAGTTGATCCTACAACTTCTGGAACTACGGCCCTTACAGATTTTGCAGATTCCTCTTGGTCTTCTGCCAGTTTTACGGCTCGCGGAGCTTTGGTATTTAATGACAGTGCGTCAGGAGACCCTTCTGTAGTTGTTTTAGATTTTGGTGCAGATAAAACAGCAAGTAATGGAACATTTACCGTTGTTTTTCCTACAGCAGACGCAAGTAACGCGATTATTCGGATAGCCTAATGACTAATATTATCGTTCCTCTCTCTGGTTGGGGTCGAGGAACGTGGGGTCAACTCTCTTGGGGCCAAGACTCTATTACAAACACAGGCGCGACGGGGCAAACAGGTTCTGTAACGGTTGTTGCAACAGCTAATGTCCCTGCTACTGGACTAGCGGGAACAGGTTCTGTAGGTTCTGTCGCTGTAACGGCAGATGCAAATATTAACGCCACTGGAATAGCGGGCACGGGCTCTGTAGGCTCGGTCACTGTAACAGCAGATGCAAATATTAACGCTACGGGTGTAGTGGGAACAGGTTCTGTAGGTTCTGTTGTCGTCACAGCGGACTCCAATATAACCGTCACTGGCGTAGCAGCAACGGGCTCTGTAGGTTCTGTCATTGCAACGGCAGACGCAAATATTAACGCTACGGGTGTAACGGGCACGGGCTCCGTAGGGTCAGTTACCATCTCTGTAAGTAACGACGTGTCTGTAACAGGCGTGGCAGCCACAGGTGGTGTTGGTCAGGTTCTTGTTTGGGGAAGTATTGTCCCAGATCAAAATCCGGGGTATAGTACCGTAACGCCGTCTCAAGTTCCGGGGTATAGTACCACAACGCCGTCTCAATCTCCCGGATGGACAAAAATTGCAGCGTAAGGATTTAAAAAATGGCTAGTACATATGTAAATGACCTAAGACTAGAAGAAATTGCTACAGGCGAACAGTCTGGTACTTGGGGCGATACAACAAACACAAACTTAGAACTTATTGCGGAGGCGTTTTCTTTTGGCACAGAAGCCATAACAACAAACGCTGACACGCACACAACTACAATTGCGGATGGGGCAACGGACCCCGGACGCTCAATGTTCTTGAAATACACAGGAACTTTGGACTCTGCTTGTACAATTACAATAGGGCCAAACACGGTCAGCAAGCTGTGGTTTATTGAGAACGGAACTTCTGGTTCCCAGAATATCATCATATCTCAAGGGTCTGGGGCCAACATTACAATCCCAGCGGGACAAACTAAGGCTATTTACTCAAACGGAGCAGGCTCTGGCGCGGCTATGGTTGATGCGTTTACTGATCTTTCTGTTCCAAGTTTATCTACAAGTACAGCAGGTACATCCAACCTACGACTTGGCGTCAACGCAGGTGACGCGATAGAATCTGGCGGTAACTACAACGTGGTCGTGGGCGATGAGGCTGGCACTGCTTTGACTACGGGTGATGGTGTAGTTGCGATAGGATTTGAAGCTCTTAAAACAGAAGATGCAAACGGAACAACAACTGCTATAGGATACCAAGCATTAAAAGTACAGAACGCAGGTGCAGAGTCTAATAATACTGCTGTAGGTTATCAAGCAGGGGTTGCAACAACTACTGGAGTTTATAGCACTTTTGTTGGATCACTTGCAGGAGCAGCAAATACAACAGGACAAAATACTTTTGTGGGTGGACAATCAGGGCAAGCAAATACAGATGGAACTAACAACTTAGCTCTAGGTGTTAATGCTTTACAAGCAAATACTACGGGTGACTTTGCTGTTGCAGTTGGTCATTTTGCCTTACAGAATCAAAATGTTACAGATGGATCAGCAACGTATAACGTAGCAGTCGGTTATAGTGCAGGTAATGACATCACCACTGGTGTAAACAACACCTTAATCGGTGGCCTAGCAGGTGATGCACTTACTACTGGAACTGATAATGATGCCATTGGTGTTTCCGCTTTAAGTTCAGATACGGCAGGAAATAGGTCTACTGCAATAGGAAGAGGAACTTTAAATGCTCAAAACTTTACAACATCTACGTCTGTTTATAATGTAGCTGTTGGTTATCTTGCAGGACTATCAGTCACCAAAGGCATAGATAACGTCTTGATCGGTGGTTTGGCAGGTGACGCATTAACTGATGCAGACTATAACGTAGCCATAGGAAAAAATGCACTAGGTTCTGATACTCTTGGAAGTATGTCAGTAGCTATTGGTAACGCAGCATTAACTACACAAAATTTCACAACAGCTACAAACACCTATAATGTAGGTATTGGTATGGGCGCAGGTTCTTCAATTACCACGGGCGCACAGAACACCATAATGGGTGGCTTGGCAGCCGATGCTCTTACCACGGGCGCTAATGTTGTAGCGGTGGGGTACAAGGCCTTAAGCGCCGATACAAAAGGGTTTGGTTCTGTTGCAATAGGAAATCAGGCTTTAGAAAACCAAAACTTTACTACTGCTACTGATACTTTCAACACGGCTGTTGGGTACTTTGCAGGTAACGATGTCACCACAGGCACATTAAACACCCTAATTGGTGGATTAGCAGGTGATGCACTTAATACAGGTAATTCTAATGTAGCAGTTGGAACGGCTGCATTAACTGCTGATACCAAAGGTGATCAAAGTGTCGCTATAGGGATTAATACGTTAACTGCACAAAACTTCACCACAACTACAGATACTTACAATGTTGCAGTTGGAGCAGAGGCAGGTAATGACATCACCACAGGTGTAAACAACGTCCTCATAGGTGGCCTTGCAGGTGATGCTATAACAGATGCTGATAGCAATGTGGCTGTTGGTCATGGGTCTTTAACCACTAATCAATTAGGAAGTAGGTCTGTAGCGGTTGGTCAAGGAACTTTAAGCGACCAGAATCCTGCTACCGCAGCAGATATGTATAACGTAGCAGTTGGGTATAACTCAGGTGCATCAGTCACCACGGGCAGATTTAATAATCTTTTTGGCGGTCTAGCAGGTGATGCTCTTACAGATGGTAGTGCTAACGTGGCTATCGGATACGGTTCTTTAAGCTCAGACACTAGGGGGTTAAGCAGTGTTGCTATTGGTCATGCCGCTTTAGAATCACAGAACTTTACAACATCCACAGATTCATTCAACACAGCAGTTGGTAAGAGTGCAGGTAATGACATTTCAACAGGCATAAGAAACACCCTTATAGGCGGTGCGGCAGGGGATGCTCTTACGGATGCTGATTACAACACAGCTATTGGAATGGGTGCTTTAGGAGTAGATACATTAGGCAGTAAATCAACTGCTGTTGGTGTGGATGCCCTAGCTACTCAAAACTTCACCACTGCTACGGATTCTTTTAACGTGGCAGTAGGCTATAGTGCAGGTATTCAAGTAACCACAGCCCTTCGCACCACCCTTATAGGTAGCCTTGCAGGTGATGCTTTGACTGCGGGTCATTACAACGTAGCAGTTGGTTATAGTGCATTAAGTTCAGATACTTTGGGTCAGTCAAATGTTGCTATAGGTTATAACGCATTAACTGCTCAAAACTTTACTACAGCTACAGATTCTTACAACGTAGCAGTAGGTCATGGTTCAGGTGCATCAGTCACCACGGGCATAAACAACACTGCTGTAGGGTCATTAGCTTTAGATGCAGCCACAGTAAATAATAGATGTACTGCTATTGGATATGCAGCACTAAGTGCGCATAATAATACGTCTACAGCTACAACTGATAATACAGCCGTTGGTGCAAATGCAGGATTGGTAGTCAGTACGGGAATACAGAACACTGTAGTCGGTGCTATTGCAGGAAGTGGAATCACCACTGGTAGTCAAAACACATTTATGGGTGCTGATACAGGTGTTGCAACTGTCACTGGCACTCACAACACTGGCATAGGATATGGGGCTTTGCAGGTTGTAACGGGTGGTGTTTCTAATACTGCTGTAGGAGATCGTGCAGGATTTGCTGTTACCAATGGTTCTAATCTAATGCTTTTAGGAAATGATGCAGGACGTACAGGAAGTCCCGGTGGCAACTACACCAGTGGTGACAACGCCATGACTCTTGGAGATGAAAATATTGCTAACGCATATATACAAGTGGATTGGACAGTAACTTCTGATGAACGAGATAAGACAGACTTTACAGCCTTAGACATTGGATTAGACTTTGTTAAGGCCATGAAACCTTACACCTTTAAGTGGGACAAGCGTTCTAAATATGGTGACAAGTTTG